GATAGTATAGTGGCTGCTACTGATTTCGTTGCGGGAATGCAAGTTCTTGGTTTATTCTCAGAGATTACTATCGCAAGCGGTACTATTATAGCTTATATAGCGTAAGTTATGTTAGGTCTAGGATTAGGTCTAACCAGGCTATCGGGAACATTTATTGGAGGTGATACTACATCGTTTATAACGACTTGGAGAACTACGACTGATAACGAAACTATTACTATCCCAACTACAGGGAGTGGTTATAATTATGATGTAAGCACAAGTGATGGACAAGCCTTTAGCGGTATTACAGGTGACTTGGGTATAACTTTTACGGTTGCAGGTGATTATGATATTAGTATTAGCGGCGACTTTCCTAGAATCTACTTCAATAATGGAGGTGATAAAGTTAAGGTGATAAACATAAAGCAATGGGGTAATATTGCTTGGAATTCGTTTGTAGGTGCGTTTTTCGGATGCTCTAATTTAGTAGGGGCGTTTACCGATGCACCGAATTTAAGCGGAGTATCTGATATGACGAACGCTTTTAGAGCCGCATCAAGCTATGATGGAAGGTTTGTCGGTTGGGATTTCAATACCATTACAGATATGTATGCAATGTTGTATCAAGCAGCATCTTACACACAATCATTAGCAAGCTTAAATATTGTCAATGTTACGGATATGAGATACTTATTAACGACAGCCACATTAACCGAAGCGAATTACAACGCTACATTAATAGGGTGGGAAGCTACTTTACAAGCTTACGTTGCTGGTGGGGGTACTTACTCTCATAGTATAGTTATAACATTTGGTAATTCAGAATACACAGGAGGTGGAGCAGCAGCAGCGGCACGACTTTCATTGGGGGCAAATTTCGGATGGAATATAACGGATGGAGGGATAGCATAATGAAAGAGATAAGTAAACCGATAAAAGAAACGTGGTTTATATGCCTTGAAAATAAGGTTGTAAAGGCTTACGGAAAGATAGAAACTAATCAAACTATGACAACTCCTTGGAATGTAGTTAAATCCTACACTACAGAATCAGGATGGCTCAGAGCTTTAGCTTCTTGTGGTATTGTTTTAGATGACTAGTTAAGTAACGCACGAACATAAACTACTTATGGACAGCAAAAGAAAAACATCAGCAATAAAAAGAGCAGGTGTCTCAGGGCTTAATAAACCCAAGAGAACGCCTAGCCACTCAAAGAAGTCGCATATTGTTGTCACTAGCTGCAACAATAAAGTAAAGACGATACGTTTTGGTGAACAAGGTGCAAGCACAGCCGGAGCTCCTAAAAAGGGAGAGAGCTTAAAGATGAGTGCAAAGAGACGCTCATTTAAGGCACGTCACGCAAAGAATATATCTAAAGGTAAATGCTCTGCTGCATATTGGGCAGACAAAACAAAATGGTGATTATGAAGAACATATTTAGACAGTGGACGAAAGCAATGATAAGTATAGTTAAGGATGGAACATACGACGAATTAGGCGAAGTTATCACAGAACCTATTAAATCTGAGGGATTTGCGGTTGATGCACCTTTGATTGGATTAGAATCACACCCTTACGGACGGAAGTGTTATTCTATAAAAGTAAATAACCCTAAACACTCTTTCTTAGGTGTAGATAATAACACGCAAATGTAAATGCTAGACATGAATATAGGACATTTAATCGTAGCGGTCGCAACACTGCTAAGTGCCGCCGTAGGAGTGTGGGTTAATCTAAACAATGACATTACTAAACTAAAGTCAAGATTATTTCACATGGAGCAGCAAGACCAAGAAAATAAGATTATCTTTGCTAAGATATTAGATAAGTTACAGCATATAGAACTACTATTAGCTGAAAACCATATTAAGAGCAAATGAAAGCAACAACAATTAGATTAAGAGATGACGGCATTGAAAGTCTTGGTGCTTTCTTTGTATACGACGGACTAGACAAGCTCTTTGAGTGTAAGACTTGTGAGCTTCCCTGGAAAGGGAATAAGAAGAACGTCTCTTGCATACCAAGAGGTGTATATCATATAACTCATAGAAATAGCGAGAAACACGGAGACCATCTACATATTGAGGATGTTCCTAACAGGACTTGGATACTAATACACGTAGTTAATTTCGAGGAAGACTTAGAAGGGTGCATGGGAGTTGGGAAAGACTTCGTTGACCTAGATAGAGATGGTGACTTAGATATAACATCCTCAAGAGCTACACTAGATAAATTAATAGACATTATTCCTATAGAAGGAATACCATTAGAAATCATATAACTATGTTTGAATTACTTGCAGAATACGGAACAGATGCATTAGCTATTTTAATCGCGGCTATGGCACTATTAAAGATTATAGTACGGCTTACTCCATCCTTGGAAGATGATGCGGTATTCGCTAAGTTAGACAGCTTATTTGAAGCTGTTATACCTAACTATACTAAAAATGGCAACACCATTAAGTAATATAAAAGGAATCTTTGCTTCTGTAGCCAAAGTTTCAGAAGTATTTAAGGGCGACAATAAGAAGTGGTCGGCTAAGAGGTCTGTATCAGGTATTTTAGTTAGTGGTGTAATGTTAGATATTACTAACTTAGGTATTACTTGGGAGAACTGCTTAATGGCTTTTATAGCTGTAGCACCTCTAATAGCTTCAGCTTTTGAAAAGAAATACGTAAAATAATCAAATGGCAAATTTAACTACAGTAGAATTGGAGGCCCTTCAGGTTTCCCTTAAAGAATTTAATAAGTGCAAAATGCAGTTGGGCGAGACAGTCTTACAGCAGCAAGCTCTTATTAGTAAAATGGCCTCCCTTAAGGAGTTGTCATCAGAGCAGGAAAGAGAGTTAATAAACAAGTACGGCGAAGACTCAACCATCAATATTGAGACGGGGGAAGTAACATCGAACGAAAAAGAATAAGTTATGGACATCCGAAAAATATCTGTAGGGCCTGACTATAAATCCAGTGCAATGCATTACATTGTAGGTCAGGATATTCTAGGTGCGTCACATAAAATACACCTCATACGGTACGATAAGGAAAACTTGTCATATAAAATTTGGATTCAACGCGAGGAAGTTATAGTTTTGTGGAAGGAATTTAATTCCGTAATGCCTATATCAATAGAGTATAACATAAACTTCTAGAATGAACAGTCAAGACGATAAAGTAAACGAACCTAAGAATGACAACTTAGATTCATGGATAGTAGATTTAGAGGATAAAGAACAACCCGTAGCTTGTAGTATCGACGACGAGGACTGCGAAGCGTGTGGCTCGTAATGAAGTCTCCTTATAATTTCATAGTAAAACCTATTGAAGGGAAGAGGTATAACAATACTAAAAGCATCGGAGGGATTGAGTTTGTAGTGAACACGTCCGAAGAAGAGGCTGATTTCTCCAACAGGGAAGCTATTGTTATCGAGACTCCTTTAGGTTATACTGGAAACATTAAACCTGGCGATACGTTAATTGTTCATCACAACGTATTCAAGTTCTATAATGATATTAAAGGTAATAGAAAAAGCGGAAAGAGTTTCTTTAAAGATGATTTATTCTTTGTAGATAACGAGCAATTCTATTTATATAAGCAGGGTGGAGCGTGGTGCAGCCATGACAGATACTGCTTCGTTAGACCTATAGAAGTTTTAGATAGCTTTATAGATAAAGCGTGTAAACACGAACCACTCATGGGAGAGATGGTGTACCCAAATGATTACCTCAAGTCTCAAGACGTAAAATCGGGTGACAGGGTTTGCTTCTCTCCTGAAAGTGAGTATGAATTCATTATAGATGGAGAAACATTATATAGGGTGTATGACCATCAGATAACGATGGGCTTGTAATCTTTTTAAAGAAATTACAATGGATTCAAGAGAATTAAGGAAAGAGATAATAGAAGCAGGCTACAAGGCCGTCAAGCAACTAATCAAGGTTGCTAAGGAAGATATCATAAAACCTGACCCTGAAGATGATTTGTCTGCCGATAAGTTGAAAAACGCAGCGGCCTCAAAGAAGTTATCTATATTTGACGCGTTTGAAATTCTGAAAAGAATAGACGACGAGCAGGATACGTTAAAGTTAGAATCAGGAGAACCTAGCAGAACGGATACAAAACAAGGATTTGCAGAACGACGCTCAAAATAACATTATTAGGGTAGTACCCGACTATATACCAAAAGTCCCGCTTTCTAAAAAGAACAGTGGGCGTTCTTGGTTATACGGGTATAATGAGAAGTATGACTTTGTTAATATATCTAAAACGGGTCAAGTGGGTAGTATAGTTGATATATCAGGCTTAAAAATAGGGCTACCCCCAGCACCGAAAGTAACCCACCAAAGGCACATCACGAAGTCAAAGCAATATTGGGAGCGAGAGTTAATGCCCAAAGAGCTTATTAAAATCAAGTCTATATTCCAGTGGAATGAAAAGCCTTCTAAATTTAAAGACAGATGGGTTGACTATATTGAGACTGAATTTGATAGAAGAGAGGAAGGTTATTGGTTTATGAATAAAGGGGAGCAGAATTATATTACAGGCTCTCATTATATGTACTTGCAATGGACTAGTATTGATATTGGTTATCCAGATTATAGGGAGGCTAACAGAGTTTTTTATTTATTCTGGGAAGCAGCTAAGGCTGATAAGAGGTCGTTTGGAATGGTTTACCTAAAGATACGTCGTTCAGGATTTTCGTTTATGGGGTCTAGTGAGACTGTTAATATAGGGACTTTAGCTAAGGACGCTAGGATAGGTATTTTATCAAAAACTGGTTCGGATGCTAAGAAAATGTTCACTGATAAAGTTGTTCCTATAGCAAATAGATTGCCGTTCTTTTTTAAACCTATTCAGGATGGTATGGACAAACCTAAAACTGAGTTAGCTTTTAGAATTCCTGCATCTAAGATTACTAAGAAGAATATGCACGAAGTATCTGAGGGTGAGTTAGAAGGCCTTGATACTACTATTGACTGGAAGAATACTGGTGACAATAGTTACGATGGAGAGAAGTTGTTATTCCTTGCTCATGACGAGTCGGCAAAATGGGAGAAGCCTAATAGTATTCTAAATAACTGGAGGGTAACAAAAACCTGCCTTAGATTGGGTAGCCGTATAGTCGGAAAGTGTATGATGGGCTCAACCTCAAATGCATTATCTAAAGGTGGTGGTAACTTCAAGAAAGTTTACGAAGAATCCAATGTTGAGAATAGAAACGCAAACGGTCAAACAAAGAGCGGTATGTATTCTTTATTCATTCCTATGGAGTGGAATATGGAAGGTTTCATTGATATTTATGGGATGCCCGTGTTTACCAAACCTAAAGAAGAAGTATTAGGCGTTGATGGTGAGATGATTTCAAACGGGGCTGTTGATTACTGGAATGCTGAAGTAGATTCCTTAAAGAATGATGCGGATGCACTTAATGAATTCTATAGACAATTCCCTAGAACAGAGTCTCACGCATTTAGAGACGAGAGCGAGTCATCTCTGTTTAACTTAACAAAGATATATCAGCAAATAGATTATAACGACTCTATCAATCTTAAGCACCACACAACCAGAGGTTCGTTTCATTGGCGGGACGGAGTGCGGGATACTGAGGTTATTTTCAGTCCCGATAGTAGGGGTAGGTTCTTACTAGGATGGATTCCGAATAAAAACCTTCAGAATAACTTCGTAATGAAACGAGGTCAAAAGTATCCAGGTAATGAGCATATAGGTTCGTTTGGATGTGATTCATACGACATCTCAGGTACTGTTGGCGGTAGAGGGTCTAACGGTTCGCTACACGGAGAAACAAAGTTTAATATGGATGAAGCCCCTAGTAATGAATTCTTTTTAGAGTACATAGCTAGACCGCAGACTGCCGAGATATTCTTTGAGGAAGTACTAATGGCTTGTGTGTTCTACGGAATGCCTCTTCTTTGCGAAAATAACAAACCAAGATTGTTATACCACTTTAAAAATAGAGGATACAGAGGTTACTCAATGAATAGACCTGACAAGGTGTTTAATAAGCTCTCTAAGACGGAGAAAGAGCTTGGCGGCATTCCTAACTCGTCTGAGGACGTTAAGCAGTCTCACGCGTCCGCTATCGAGTCTCACATAGAGAAGTATGTAGGGTTGGATACAACGGGCACTTATAGAGAGTCTGATGAGATGGGGTCTATGCCTTTCGCTAGAACATTAGAGGATTGGGCTAAGTTTGATATAAACAACCGAACTAAGTTTGATGCATCTATTAGCTCAGGGTTGGCTATTATGGCAAATCAAAAACACATCTACCTACCGGAGCAAAAGCAAACAAAAATAAGTGTTACCTTTGCTAAATATGACAACAAAGGCTCGAACAGTGAATTACTGAGATAAATGAAAGAAGTAGAAGTTAATATAAAAGCGTCAGGATTTCCTAGTCAATTTGTTTCTGATGCTGATAAAGCGTCGAAAGAGTTTGGCTTACAAATAGGTCAGTCTATTCAATACGAGTGGTTTAAAAAAGAAGGAGGCTCTTGTCGCTTCTATGACCAACAAAAAAGCTTTCACACATTAAGGTTGTATGCTAGAGGCGAGCAGGCTGTAGGTAAGTATAAGAATGAATTAGCGGTTGACGGTGATTTGTCGTACCTAAATTTAGATTGGACTCCTGTTCCTATTATACCTAAGTTTGTCGACATCGTTGTAAACGGTATGTCTGACAGGTTATTTAAGGTCAATGCTTACGCTGAAGATGCTATGTCTCAAGACAAGAGAAGCACTTTTCAGGATATGATTGAAGGTCAGATGGCTGCGAAAACAGTCCTTACTACGATTAAAGAAGAATCAGGTTTAGACCCGTTCACTATGAATCCAGATGATTTACCTGAGAACGATGAGGAGCTTTCCTTGTATATGAACTTAAACTACAAGCCAGCTATTGAGGTTGCTGAAGAGCAAGCTATAAATACTTTGTTTGCCGAGAACCATTACGTTGATTTAAGAAAGAGATTCGATTATGACCTTGCTGTTATTGGTATTGGTATAGCTAAACACGAATTCCTTCAAGGTTCAGGCGTTACTATTAATTACGTTGACCCTGCGAATGTTATTTACAGTTATACTGAAGACCCTCATTTTAAGGATTGTTATTATTGGGGTGAGGTAAAAACGATTCCTATCACAGAGTTAAGTAAAATTGACCAATCTCTTGACAATGAAGATTTAGAAACTATATCTAAGTACAGTCAGAGTTGGAATAAAACGTACTCAAACAATCAACAATCTCAAGATGACCTTTTATCTAGGGATACTGCTACCGTAATGTACTTTAATTATAAGACAACTAAGAAGATTGTCTATAAGAAAAAGAATCAAGGTAATGGTGGTTCTAAGATGATTGAAAAGGACGACCAGTTCAATCCCCCAGCAGAGATGATGGAAGAGGGTAACTTCGAAAAGGTTGAAAAAACTATTGATGTTTGGTACGATGGCGTTATGGTTATGGGTACTAACATACTTTTAAAGTGGGAGTTGGCTGAGAATATGGTTCGCCCAGAGTCAGCTACTCAACACGCTATACCAAACTACGTAGCTGTTGCTCCTAGAATGTACAAAGGAGTCATTGAGTCTTTAGTTAGAAGAATGATGCCTTTTGCTGACCTTATTCAGATTACTCACTTAAAACTACAACAGATTATATCTAAAGTAGTTCCTGACGGTGTCTTTATTGATGCGGATGGATTAAATGAAGTTGACCTTGGGAATGGTAGTGCATACAACCCTGAAGACGCTCTTAGATTATACTTCCAGACAGGTAGTGTTATCGGTAGAAGTTACACGCAGGAAGGTGAGTACAATCAAGGGAAAGTACCTATTACTCAATTAACATCAAGCTCAGGGGCTAGTAAAGCTCAAATGCTTATAGGTAACTACAATCATTACTTAGGAATGATACGTGAAGCTACGGGATTAAATGCTGCGGCTAGTTCTGCTCCAGACCCTAATTCTTTAGTTGGTGTACAGAAGCTTGCTGCATTAAACTCAAACACGGCTACTAGACACATACTTGATGCTAGTTTATATATTTACAGAAGTTTAGCTGAGGCTTTAACTTACAGAATCTCAGACATACTTGAGTACGCTGACTTTAAAGAAAACTTTGCTAACCAAATTGGTAAGTACAATGTATCTATACTAAAAGAGGTTAATAACTTATACATATATAATTTCGGTATATTTATTGAGGTTTCTCCTGACGAAGAAGAAAGAGCTCAACTAGAGCAGAACATACAAATGGCTCTATCTAAGGGTGACATAAACCTAGAGGATGCTATTGATATTAGAGAGCTTAGAAACCTTAAACTTGCTAATCAACTACTTAAAGTTAAGAGGATTAAGAAGCAAGATAGGGAGGAAAAAATGGCTATGCAACAGCAAGCGATTCAAGCTCAACAGCAATTAAAGTCCCAACAACTCGCATCTCAAACTGCTATGCAGAAGATTCAGGCGGAGACTCAAGCTAAAATGCAGATAAAGCAAGCCGAGGTGGCGTTTGATATTGAGAAGATGAATAATGAGGCTCAATTGAAAATGATGTTGATGGATAAAGAATTTAACTTCAATATGCAACTACACGGAATGACTGAAAGCTCTTTACAGAAACGTGAAGACACACGAGAGGACGCTAAGAGCTCCCGTATAAGTCAGCAAAACACAGAGCAAAGTAAGTTAATATCGCAAAGACAAAACAACTTACCGCCTTTAAGCTTTGAATCTAATGAGGATAGTTTAGATGGGTTTGACCTATCGTCATTCTCTCCTAGATAGTATATTAAAAATTGTTTAACTTTGCATAAAATCAAATCAAATGGAAATTAAGGTAAGAGCACTAGATGGCGTGGAGCAAAAATCTACGGCACAAGTAGAAGAAGAGTTACTACTAAAGCATGAAGCGAAACTCGAAGACGATAAAGTTGCTGAAGTAGTTGATGATGTGGTGAGTGAAATCACCGAAGACCAAGTTCTTTCACATATTAGAAATAAGTACAATAAGGAGTTTAGCTCTATGGATGATATTTTTGCGGAGCGTGAAGCACCGGAAGAATTACCTGAAGATGTAGCTTCTTATTTTAATTACAAAAAAGAAACAGGTAGAGGTATTAATGACTACGTTAGATTACAACGAGACTTTAATGACGACAACCCTGATACTTTGCTACGAGACTACCTTAAGGTTACGGAGACGGCTCTAGATAATGACGATATTGAGTCGTTAATGGAGGAGTACTCTTACGATGAAGACTTAGATGAGGAATCGCACATTAAGAAAATTAAAGTAGCAAAGAAAAAAGCTATTGCTAAAGCTAAGAATTATTTTTTAGAGCAGCAGGAGAAATACAAGCAACCACTTGAGTCAAGACAGGATGCTATCTCTGATGGTGAAAAAGAAGAGTACGAGGTGTATAAGCAGTATTTAAGTAAGGCGGCAACGCAACAAGACGAGTCTAAAAGAAAGTCTGATTGGTTTACCAAAAAGACAGACGAGGTTTTTAACAGTGATTTCAAAGGTTTTGATTTCAACATTGGAGATAACCAACTCACATTTAGCCCGGGTAACACAGAGGAGGTCAAGAAATCTCAACTCTCAGCTATGAACTTTGTTAACAAGCACTTAGATGAGGATGGGTTAATGAAGGACGCTAAGGGTTACCATAAAGCACTTGCCGCTGCAATGAATCCTGATAAGTTTGCTCAGTTCTTCTATGAACAAGGTAAAGCTAACGCCACAGAGGAGTCTATGAGGAATATTAAGAACATTAATATGTCAACTCGTAATTCTCCTTCTGCTATGGTAAAATCAGGAACACAAGTAAAGTCTTTAAATACAGATTCAGGTCGAGGTTTAAAGATTAGAAGCGTTAAAAGGAAATAAACTTTAAAATTAGAAACAATGGCAGGTTCAGTGCAAGCAACACCAGGATTTGATTTACAACCTAGCTCAGAGCAGGTTGCATTATCGTCCAATTATATTACAGACTTTAATTTTTTAAGTCAGTATCTTCCGGATACTTACGAGAAAGAATTCGAGCGTTACGGTAATCGTACCGTAGCATCATTTTTACGTCTAGTTGGAGCAGAGATGCCTTCAAACTCTGACCTTATCAAATGGGCAGAACAAGGACGTTTACACACTAAATACGTAAACTGTGGAATCGGTACTTTAAGTGCTGCTACAACAGCAACAGTTACTGTTAGTGACACCTTAACAGGTTCTATCGCTGTACGTGTAGGTCAAACAGTAATGCTTACTGACAATGCAGGTTCTGCGAGTCATAAAGCTTTAGTTACGGCTGTAAACACAGCAGCAGGAACTTTTGCTGTAGCGTTTTATGCGGCAAACGTAACCTCAGCAGCAGGTCTTATTTACACAATGTTTATCTATGGTTCTGAATTCAAGAAGGGAACTAATGGAATGGTAGGTTCAGTTGAATCTCAAGACGTTTATTTTGAGAATAAGCCAATCATCCTTAAAGATAAGTACGCAGTATCAGGTTCTGATATGGCTCAAATCGGATGGGTTGAAGTAGCTACAGAGAATGGAGCGAATGGATACCTTTGGTATTTAAAATCTGAGCACGAGACTCGTTTACGTTTTGATGACTACTTAGAGACGGCAATGTTGGAAGCAGTTCCAGCAGTAGCAACTTCAGGTGCGGCATCAGTATTAGGTAATGCTACAGGTAATTCAGCAGCAGGTTCTGACGGTGTATTCTATTCAGTGGCGAATAGAGGAAACGTATGGTCAGGTGGAAACCCAACTACATTACCTGAATTTGACACTATGATTCAACGTCTTGACAAGCAAGGTGCTATCGAAGAGAACGTTCTTTTCGTAAACCGTCAGTTTGGTTTCGATATTGATGATATGTTGGCAGCACAGAACTCTTATGGTTCAGGTGGTACTTCTTATGGTTTGTTTGATAACGATAAGGATATGGCTTTAAACCTAGGGTTTACAGGATTCCGTAGAGGTTATGACTTCTACAAATCTGACTGGAAGTACTTAAACGACCCAACAATGCGTGGTGGTTTATCTACGGCTGGTAGAGTTAATGGTATGTTAGTTCCTGCGGGTTCAACTTCTGTATATGACCAAGTATTAGGTAAGAACGCAAAGCGTCCATTCCTACACGTTCGTTATAGAGCTTCTGAAACTGAAGACAGACGTTACAAAACTTGGATTACAGGTTCAGCAGGTGGAGCTAATAACTCTGACTTAGATGCAATGGAAGTAAACTTCTTGTCTGAG